CTGGTCTAATGGCAAAAGCCCTTTTACTTATATGGGCATGCCTGCTGTATTGGAATATCATGAGAAGCCAGAAGATTGGGTTACTCTCTGGGGCAAGAGTGATGTTCCGTGGGATGGCGACGAAGAGACGCCAGATGAAAATGGTTTATACCCTAAGTGGGACGGCAAAGCGTTATTTAAAAGACGTGGAGAAGTAACACCTAATACATGGGCGCTGGTTTACCAGCAGGAGGATGTCGAAGAAGATTCCATCTTCCCTCCCGCCTTGGTGCAAGGTAGCATCAAAGGCTCACGTCAACGAGGTCCCTTGCGCCCAGGCGCGGTGGGACATCCGACACAGGTTGAGGGTTATACCATTATCGGGTTCGACCCAGCAATGTCAGGTAACGCTGCATTCGTAGCAGTTACCTACAATAGACACGATTCTAAAATTTACGTTTTGGACTGTTTCAATATGTCCTCACCATCTCCACAAAAGATTCGTGAGCACATTGAGCAATGGGTTCTTAAGTATAAGCCACAAGAATTTCGAGTTGAGATTAACGCTCATCAAAAGGCGTACTCCCTTGATGAAGACTTACGACAATGGTTATCATCTTATGGGGTGCGCCTTGAATCGCATTTTACTGGCAAGAATAAGTGGGACACAAACTTCGGTGTGGCATCTATGTCCACGCTCTTTGGAACTACCCGCGATGGCAAGTTCCAGAATAACAACGTTATAGAACTTCCATCCACTGAGGGTTCAGAGGGATTGAAGGCACTTGTTCAGCAATTGATTACTTGGAAAGCCAACACACGTGGCAAGACTGACTGTGTGATGGCACTCTGGTTTGCTGTTCTGAGAGCACGAGAGTTTATGCAACAAACAAGCGGTCTTACAAAATTTGCCAACAACCGTTGGACAACAAGAGCGCAGAGAAGCAACCAAGTAACAATTAACTTAGATGAAGCCTTTGCAGAGCAATGGGCTGAGAACTACGGATAAGGACAGCAATGTTATCATTTGACCAAATAGCAGCAAAGGTAGATGCACTTCGTGCCAATGCTGCTGAACGCGATGCACGTCAACAAGACGTACTTGCCGTCCGTAAGGGAAACATCTCTTCTGTCTACCCTGATTTCTTTCCAGATGGGATTGATGCAAATGTCGTTGCGAATTTTATTGACATTGTTGCCCGCGACCTATCCGAAGTTATGGCACCACTTCCAGCCGTCAACTGCTCAGCAGCGAACCAAGTTAGTGACCGTGCTCGTACTTTCGCGGATAAGAGAACTCGCATTGCTTCTAACTATTTTGTTCATTCTGATTTACAAGTACACATGTACACAGGCGCAGACTGGTACATCACATTCGGTTTCGTCCCATTCATAGTTGAATTAGACGAAGAAGCAGGGCTACCACGTATCCGCATAGAAAGTCCTATCGGGGCTTACCCAGAGTTTGACCGCTATGGACGTTGTACCGCCTTCGCTAAACGCTACTCACTATCACTTGGAGAACTTGTTGCAGAGTTCCCTGAGTTTGCTAGTCAGTTATTAGGTCCTGACGGATATCGTCAGAACCTATCCGCAAAGATTGAGATTGTTCGTTATTACGATAAGGACCAATCTCTCATCTATGTTCCTTCACGCAAGGACCTTGTATTGTCAGCGGTTAAGAACCCAACTGGCAAGATGATGGTAGTAGTAGCACGTCGTCCATCCGTTGATGGCGAAATGCGTGGACAGTTTGATGATGTTCTAGGTATTCAGTTGCTTCGTAATAGGTTCGCATTACTTGCGATGGAAGCAGCAGAGAAGTCTGTTCAATCACCAATCGTTGTTCCAGGCGATGTTCAAGAACTTCAACTCGGTGCAGATGCAATCATTCGTACCAACTCACCTCAGAGTGTGCGTCGTGTTGATTTAAACATTCCAGCAGGAGCGTTTACTGAACAACAATTATTACAGCAAGAACTACGAATGGGAACGCGTTATCCAGAGGGACGTACTGGAAACATTGACGCATCTATTATTACGGGACAAGGCGTTCAAGCCCTTATGGGTGGTTTTGACACACAGGTCAAATCAGCCCAAGCAATCTTTGCTTCAGCACTCAAGGATGTTATTTCTCTTTGCTTCTGTGTTGATGAGAAATTGTTTAACTTTGAAAAGACAATTCGTGGCGTAGATGCTGGTTCACCTTACTCACTTGAGTATCTACCAAGCAAGGACATCAAGGGTGATTACTCTGCAGATGTTCGCTACGGAATGCTTGCTGGACTTAACCCAGCACAAGGACTTATCTTCATGCTTCAAGCGTTGGGCGGTAAGTTAATTTCTAAGGACCTAGCACAACGCGAACTTCCATTTGGAATTAACGTAACAATGGAGCAAGAGAAGATTGAAATTGAAGAAATGCGTAATGCGCTTGTAGGTTCACTACAGGCTTATACGCAAGCCATTCCACAAATGGCTGCAAGTGGTGGGGACCCAAGTGATATCGTGAAGAAAATTGCTGATGTCATCAAGGCTCGCCAGAAGGGCGTAGCGATTGAAGATGCAATCAATGAAATCTTCACTCCAGAACTACCTCCTGCTGGTGCACCTACGGTTGAGCAACCGTCCCCTGCTCCCGCCGCGCCAGCAGGAGGCGCTCTTCCTCCTCAAATGGGTGGACCACAAGGACAACCTGACATTCAAACACTCTTATCCAGTTTAACTTCTGGTGGTAAGGCTTCGGCTTCAGCACGAACATCAATGCGTAGATAGCAAAAGGAGGGGACCATGACAACACTTGCTGCTATTCAAGGAGATGGTTGGGCTGTAATTGGATGTGACTCACGTTCATCTGATGATTCTGGTCGCCCTATGGACCTTGCTACTCACAAGATTATTGAAAACAACGGAATCCTCATTGCAGGTTCTGGTGCTAGTCGTGGTTCAAATCTTTTGCAGTTTGGGTGGAAACCACCTAAGCCAACTGCGTCAGAGAACTTAGATAAGTTCATGACACAAAAATTCATTCCGTCAATGCGTAAATTATTTATTGACGGTGGATACGACATGAAAGAGGATGGGGATGCTGCGGAACACGATTCATCGTTCCTTGTTGTTGTTCGGGGAACTATCTATCCTATCTTTGAAGATTATTCTTGGGACCGTGATGCTCGTGGTATCTACTACTCTGGCAGCGGTGGGGACATTGCTCTTGGTGCTATGGAAGCATTACTGGCTGACTATCAATACATCGAAGCAGAGGGTGCTGAATCGGTGGTAAGAAAAGCAATTGAGATTGCTTCAAGATGGGACATACATACTGCTCAACCAATTATTGTTGAGACTCGGTATGCGTAATGGATAAATTCAAGCAGAAAATGGAAGAAGCCCTTAACAGTCTAACTGAGTTAGATAATGAGGGTGAAAATTATATCTGTGTTAATTGGCTACTAATTTCCGAGTGGGCTGATTATGAGGGGAACAGATACTTACATACAGAGGTAAGTGACACAATGACCCCATGGAATGCCTATGGCATGATGAAAATGGCGGAAGAATATAATAAAGATTCTATCGGCAAAATCGAAAAAACTTTAGAGGATGAGGAGGATAGCAACGATGGCGATTAATAATCCAACTGGACAAAACGGCGCAGGTGGTGCTAACGGCGGTTCTCAATACTCCCCATTCAATGTTTCAGCAACGGGCGGTGCTGGACAAAGCGGTAAGATGGACATGCAGGCTGCAACATATGTGCCTGGTCTTCCTTACGGACAAGGTAAAGCAACATACGACAGCCAAGTGCAAGCACCTATGGCGGGAAATCCTTATCCAGAATTACCAACACCAGTATCTTTAGAAGCACCATCAATGGCTCCAGATGAACCAGGAACTGCAGGAATTAATCGCGGTCCTGGAGGTGGAAGCGAATTGCTTATGGATATGCCACGTGCAATGACTCCTAGCGTGCTCGATACTATTAATAAACTTGTTATGTTTGACGACACTGGAGAAGCAGAATTTATAGCCCAAAAATTTAGTGGGTTTTAATGAAGGCGCTTAATCCAATTGTTGGCGAAATTTCGCCAAACATCTACGCAGCAGCGCAAAGAGCAAACCTTTCTCCTGAGGAGCAAAACCATGTAGAAC